ATATAACTATACCAATATACGAAAAGAGTATGACTACTCCAAACTTATTTATTAGATTTATATTTAATAAAACTCCAAAGATCATTAGAGTCTTTAAGAATAAATTCTTTTCCGCTAGGTCCTTCTAAAGGAACAATACTACCATCTGGGTTGAATCTATCATAGATATACCAGATTATTATTTCACAAGCTTCTTCCCCATATAACATTTTAAATGTGTTTTCAACAACAAACCATAACCCATCAGTTACTTTAGTTAAATCTATCCCACCAGCTTCAAATACTTCATTTTCAATTTTGTAAGAATTTTCTAATTTTTTTATAAAACTTTTAAAAACAAGTTCTTCAGTTTCATCAATATTATCTTTAACATTAATATTAGTTCCAAGAACAATATTAAATAATTTTTTTAATCCTTCATTATCTGCATCCATAATTATAACTTTTTAATTCCAAATAATTCTATAAACTTATCAATATCCAATTTTTTTATCCTACTAGCAATTGCTAATGCTTCATGTTTATTTGCAGCATAACAAGTTCCGACTGTTTCTTCTTTTTTATCGTTTAAGTAATAATATTTGTATTGGATCATAATTTATATTCTTTTATTAGGTTAGCTAATTGAGTACATCTTTCATACTCTTCATTTTGTATAAACATCCCATTTATTCTATTTAAAACATCTTTAAATTGGGATTTATTTATTTCAATAATAACTGACATATTAAATATGTTAAATAGTTCAGCTACTGTTTTTTCATTTTTTAAAGCATCTATAATTGCTTTTAAACTTTCTTCTAGAATAAAATGGGAAAATTGTTCGCTGTTAGCTAAACTAAGTAGATCTTCTTGATCATCCCAAGTTAATTCTATATAAGTAACCTCTCTCTTTTCAGTCATTTTTTTATCTTTTTTTTCATCCATAATTTGAGGGGTATTAGTAGGTTAGAATCAATTATAAATATTAAAATTTAATTCCTCTAATAACATTCCCTTTAGGACTATGTGAATTATTTTCAAACAATTGAGGATTCATTCCCCACTTATACCTAAATACCTCAGCAGCTGGGCCTTCAGTTGCTCTAAACTTATTGCCTTCTTTTCCATTTTTAGTAGCTGTACTTCCAAAATGGTATAGGTGGGCTTTATGTGTTCTAGAAAAACCTAACCCTATTAAATCTAACTTTAAGAAAAAATCCCAATCACATATAAATGGAGATTGATACATTATATCAAACCCCCCAACAGCCATGTAATATTTTTTATACATTGCAAATGGGAAAATACCACCATCTAGAGTCAATGTATCTTTTTTAATTACATTTTCATATTTAATAAATTCTTTATATTCAAACTCACTAGGATTTCTTCCAAAATCATTAACAGGAAAATTAAATATACCCGGACCTGTTGGTTCAATTTGATTTAGAGTTAATACTGATTTTTCTTTTAGTGATTTTTTAATTTCTTCATCCCACCCAGAACAAAACACATTATCATCGTTTACGATAAAAATTATTTCATTAGTAGCATTCATAACCCCTAAATTAAGGGCTGTTTGCATTCCTTGGTTTTCACCTAAATCTAATACTTTAATATTATCTTTATATTTATCTAATACTTCTTGGCTTTCTTCAATAAAACCGTCTACAGCAACAATTATCTCATTTTCATAAGATTGTTGATCAATTGCTGAGAATAAACATAAATCTAAATATGCAGAATTTCTATATGTAGGAATAATTACACTTATCATACTTTATAATGTGGATTTTTAGTAATAGCTTGACCTACATCAACTTTATATTCTTCTAACACTTCTAACTCAAAATGTTTAATTACCCTTTGAGTATCATGTCCATGAGCTCTATGAAAATAATCATCAAAAGCTATAAATTTTGGATTCATCCTTAAAGCATTTTCTGTATCCCTAAATATACCATTATAGGTGTGATCACCATCTATAAAAATTAAATCATACTTATTTACCATCCCAGCCATCTCTACAAAATCTTCAGTTAGTACACTGTGATCTAAATGAGAATAATTAAATCTATCTCCAAAAAGACTATTAATATATTCTAAAGATTTAGATACTGTTTCTTTACTTCTTAAATCTATACTATGTAGTTTACATTCATCTGATGTGTTAAATAACCACATAAGGGCACTAACCCCTCTATTAAACCCTAATTCCAAAATAGATGTTGGAGAAGCTAATTGAGTCATTTTTGTAAAATTTTCAAAATGTCCATAATGCATTTCTCCTACTGTTTGGGGGGATAAATTACTTACATGCTTTTCAAATTGTTCTTTTGTCATTTTATTTACTTTTATAGTTTATATTTTTCCAATTAATTGTAGGAGATAACAACCCCTGCATACAGTGAGTTGATAATCCTGGAATAGGTGTTATTACTAATCTTTGCCGTTGGTTATAAAGATCAATAAATTTGTTGTGATCTCCACGAGTAGTTGTGTGGATATCATAATCTAATTCAAATAATTGTTTCTTTATGATAAAACTACCACAAGTACTAGGTGATGTTCTCCAATGGTGGGTATTTGTTGTTATAATTTTAGATACTAAATCAGCATAATTAGGAAAGTATTTATCATTATGGTCATATAAAGAAACATAATGTAATAAATTATAATTATCAAACAACTCATTTATTTTATCTACCCAATTTTTTTCGTGTAAATAATCATTTTCTAAAAAGTATATTAAATCATTTTCACCTATTTTAGTATTTTTAGCTATTTCCCAAGTCTTCCAAAATGATTTTTGATCTCCATTAGCTTCTATTTCATGGAATGTATATTGGTTTTTATAATTAAAAATCCAATTATTCTCAATTTTACCATCAAAGACTATGTGGAGATTTACATCTTTATCTTTAATTGTTTCTAATAAATTTTTAAAACAATTCTCAAAATTAAACCAAGATGGTCTTCCCCTATAATCAGTACCTTCAATATTATAATGTCTATAAAATATATGAATCATTATTTAATTTTTTTAGCTGGGCAGCCCCCAAATATTCCTTCTTTATTTATATCTTTAACAACCCCTGAATTAAGACCTATAGTAACTCCGTTTGAAATATTTAATTTTTCTTTAATTGATGAATTTGTTCCTAAATAAACACAATCACCTATTGTAACATTTCCAGATACTATAGCTCCGGGCATAGCACTAAAATAATCTCCTATAATACAGTCATGTCCAATTTGATTACCTCTATTTAATATAGTATGCTCACCTAATTCTATATTGGTAGTTAAAATAGTATTCATTCCTATAAAACTCCCAACTCCAACTTTAATATCATCACCCATAATTTGAACTGTGGGGTGAATGAAGGTAAAATATTGAGTGTTGGGGGGTAATTTCTTTATAATTTTTTTTCTATCTTTGCTATTAGCAACTGCTACAATTAAACCCTCTTCTTCTGGGTTGAATTTTGAAATAGGTTTAGCAATATCATTTGCGTATTGATCATCAACATAAAATGTTACTGGTTTTCCAATTTGGGCTGCCACTTCTCTAGCATGTCCCCCATATCCAAATATTGCTAATTTCATTGATTATATATTTTAAATTTTGATAAATCAGGATAAGGTAAAGTTAAATCTTCCTGATGTTTTTTAGTTCCATCCATATTATAAAATTGTCCCATAAGTAATACACCACGAGCTGCTAGTTCAGGCATCATATAAAAATTCCAACCTAACATATCAAATTCATCATCATGGTATGAACATTCATTCCTACCTGAGTACCTAGCTCGTTTAAACCAACTATAAGCTTCTTCATCATCAGTTAATATAGCACCACCTTTACTTAATTTAAAATGTTTGTAAGGACCTGTAAAGGATACACACATATGAGTACCTTTCAGATGCATATCTGCGGTAAATCTAAGTGCTGAATCATATACATTACTATTACCCAATTCATAAGCACCTTTCAATGTACCCTCTTTCATATCCAAACATCCATAGTTTTCGGTAAACTCCACCTTCAACCCAGCATGAATGATTTCACAAGGTACTGAGGGATATGTTCTCTTAGGACAGTAAACGAACCCACCTTTGATACTTTTCTTAATATGATTTTCGTAATACAATGCAAGAAATAATGCATTACTCATATTATCTACTGTCACAGCATATTTAGCTCCTGTATAATCTGCTAATTGCTGTTCAAATAATTCTGTGACTTCATAAATTCCGTGTGCCATCTTCTTTCTTTTAATTCTAAATCCAGTATTTCTTTACCAGGGTTATGGTAATGACAAATACCTTCTATTAATATGTTTTTATGACTACTATCTTGTATTCGATAATTATCAACTATTTGTAATAATATATGAAATTTTTCTGGGGATACCAAATGATGTTTGGTGATATTATTTCTAATGATGCATTTTTTTAAGAAATCTTCACAAGTCCAATCTTTAATATATTCCCAAACTCTTCCATTATATTCATCTAAATTTTGAATATAATTATAAGTTTCATTTATATATTCTTTATCATAAAGATAATCTATTTTAGATGTGTTTAGAAAGTAGAAATTTGTTTGTGGGTAAAAATAATCACCATTAAAAAATTGTTTAATTTTGTACTCATCAAAACACCCAATACCAACTCCTTCTAAATAATAAAAATCCTTATTTTCAGGAATTTTTAATTGGAGAGAATATTCTTCTATAGTAATATCATGAGTTGATTTACATATCCAATCAATATTATTTTCTTTACAGTAATCTATAATAGCATTTTCTTGATCAGCAATACCAAAAGAATGACCTCTGTTTTTCTCTAGATCTATTAATATACAATCTGGGAAGTATTCTTTCCACAAATCTTCATTTTCTTTTTGAAAATCCCCAGAGTAGTTAGTTACTATAATAAGATTTTTAAATTCTATAAGGATAGGTAAGTTATGGTTAATATAAACTTCTAATCTGTTTAAATCTTCATAACTACCTATATAACCTATAGAACAATAATAACTTTTATTTATTAGTTTTTGTAAAATCATCTTTCCAAAAAGAATATATTCCCTTATCTAGTTCATACTTTTCCCAAATAAATCTATCTCTCATTGGTTGTTTTTTAGCCCATTCCCACATTTTAGCTAAACCTTCTTCTAGTGTTGTTTTATATTCAAACCCTAAAATGTCAATTGACTTTTGGTAAGTAGGAACAGCATGTTTTACTTCATGTCTACCTTCTAAGAATAAAGTTTCAGGTCTTTTACCTGTGTCTCTTTCTATAACATTTTTTAAAGCTTCATTTGCTCCTGATATGCTAATTTCTTCAATACCCCCCAAATTGATTATTTGTTTTGATGCTTTAGGTTCAATATGAGCATTAAATAAAGGTTCTAAAGAATCATCTATATAACTAAAGGCTCTAGTTTGGGAACCATCACCAAAAATAGATAAAGGTTGGTCATGTAAATGTTGGAACATCCAAATACCTAACACATTTCTATATTTATCCCAAATGTTTTGTTTCATCCCATATACATTATGAGGTCTAATAATACAATAATCTAATCCATGTTGTTCATTAGCAATTTCAATATCTCTTTCACAACCCATTTTAGCTACACCATAAGGATCAATTGGGTTTCTACGCATATCTTCGTGGAAGATTCCACCTTCACCATGACCGTACACAGCCATTGTAGACGTGAATACTAAACGTTTTATATCGTGTTTAATACATTGAGTAACTATACGTGATGTTGCTACTAAATTGTTCTGATAATTATGTGTTCTAATAAAAGGTGATAAACCCTCAGCTGCATAAGCTGCAAAATGATAAACGTAATCAATTTTATGAGATTCAAATATATTTTCAATTGGGTGATTAACTAAATCCATTTGCCAAAAATTAACCTTTGGGTTTATGTTTTCTTCAAACCCACCACTCAAATCATCAACTCCAATTACTTGATATTCGTCTCCTTTATTTTCAATAATCCAGTCAGCTAATCTACTTCCTAATAAACCTGCTACTCCTGTTATTAATACTTTCTTTTTATTTTTCACTTCTTTCATAATTATATTGCTTCTTTTTTTATAATTTTCCAATTTAAAGGTTGGCGATTTCTCTGATATTGTTCCATGGACCATTCCAACCTATCAGTTTTTAATTCCATTTGGTAAGATGACCCATTAGGTAAAGTAACTTCAATTTTATATTTATTCATCCATTTTTAATTTACGTTCAAAATATTGAGCTGCGTCTATTACCTCAGGGTTTTGCTTTACTGTCTGCATGGTAATCATATCTTTCATTTTAGTTGTTGACCAACCATGAGCTCTAGTTGTATAAACTATTTTAGGAGGTAAATCATCACCTGTAAAAGATTTACCAATATAATCTTCACCTAATATTCTAATATCTGGTTTGAAAAAATTTATTAATTCGTATAATTCATCTTCAGTTTGATATACATAAACTTCATCAATATATTTTATAGCCATTAAAGTTCTATACCTTTCATGTATAGGGATTACTGGTTTATATTTTGAATTTCTATGTAATGAAGGATCTCTTTGTAAGAATACAATAAATTTATCACAATGTTGTTTTGCTGCTTCAAATGTGTAAATATAACCAGGGTGGATTAAATCAAAGTTACCAGCTGTGAACCCTACAATTTCTTTTGCCATATTAAAGAGTATTATAATAATTATTTTGTTTTACTTGTCTTTCTATATCTTTGGGGTGGTATAATGAAAATTCCTCAGTTTCCTGCAAATTGGACCATGTTTCATACCCCTCTAGTACTTCATGTACTTTATTCTTCCATTGAATCTTAGGATGATTTTTATAAATTCTCCATTGAAAATCAGGCCAATTAACCCAACCTTCTTCATTGATTCTCCATCCCCATTGTCTAACATATTCTTCAGTTAAACCAAATACTGTGTTGACACGAGGTACTCTAATTACTTCATTATTAGGATTACTTAAAATAATTTCTGGTAGATATTCAATTAGGGTTTGGTGAGGAATTTCATCAGCATCAATTTGAAATATCCAATCCCCATTACAAAGTGAGGTTAAATAATTTTTCCAATCAGCAAAATGACCATCAAAATCTTTTTTATACCAAACAAACTCCCCATTAATAGAATGGGATTGTAAATACTCTTCAACAGTATTACTCCCATTTTTGGAATCAAATAATATTACTATTTCATCTTCATATCTTTTATTTTCTAGAAGAAAGGATACCAATCTTTGAATTTCTACAGCTTCATTACAAACTGTTATAGCATAACTAATTTTCATTTAATATAAATTTTGAATGTAATCTAATAATCTATCTTGGGGTTTCCAACCTAAAATATCTTGTGCTGTAGTATCAGTACATAAAGTTAGTCTGTAATTACCAGGTTGGTCTGTAATATATTTTATAGGGCATCCTGTTTTATTTTGAAACATTTCTGCTAATTCTTTAATAGAGTAATTAACACCTGTACCTAATTCCCAAGCTTCAATACTTGAAGATGTTTGGAAAAATTCTGGTGCTTTTTGGAACCATTGTCTTCCTATTCTCCATAAACCATCTACAATATCATCTACATGAGTAAAATCTCTTCTTTGTTCACCATCACCTACAATTTTAATGTGAGATTTTCTTGCTATTCTAGATCTCCAAATACCAATCACATTACCATTTACTTCATCTAATGCTTCACCAGGACCATAAACATTATAAAATCTACATATTTCAGCATTTAAACCAAATGATTCTTTATATAAATTAATTACTCCTTCACCTAAATACTTATACATAGCATAAGGTGAAGTTGCTGGGTTATGGTGTTTAGAGGATGAACCAGCATATACTACTTTAGCTCCTATACGAGAAGCAAATTTACAAACTTCTTCAGTTCCTTTTACATTTACTCTAAATGTTTCTGTTGGGTTTTCAAATGATGGTTGTACACGAGATTGAGCAGCTAGATGAAATATTAAATCATAATCTTTATGAATTGTATCTATTTCTTCAATATCACCCTCAAAGTACTCACAACCTTTTATTTTAGTATTACCTGTAGAATAATTATCTAAGGAATGTACATTATGTTCCTCATTTAATAATCGTTTCACTAAATTACTTCCTATGAAACCAGCTCCACCTGTAACTAATATTTTCATTTTTCTTCTGCTGTAAATATTCCTATATAATCTAATGCTTCTATATAATCCTTTTCTTCAAATTCTTTAATAGTATCCATATCCATTCTCCATTCATAAAATTCTCCTTCCTTATGAGGGTTTGGATATTTCTCTTTTTCGTCCTCTTTAACAGGAACGGCTAATACAGCTGCCCATTTCCAATTTAATGAATTTTTACCATTAGCAAATATCATTCCTTTAGTAGGCATATTTACTGTTGAAGGCATCCAAACTTTACCTTCTTCATCTTCACCCATTAATTCCTTATAAAGGTTAGGCAAAAGCTCCATTTGCTCATCAAAGAATCTAGTATCCTTTTTTAGTAATGAATTAGTTATAAAACCACAACCATAACATTGGTAGTTTTTTATTTCACTATTTACTTCTTGAACATAACAAGCATCAGAACCACATCTATCACATTTAACTAAATTATCCATAATTATTGTATTGTTGGTAGTTTTTTGCCTTTTAACTCAGGCATTTTGAGTTGAACTTGAGTAGGAACATCTACATTATCATCTAATAACTTTATAATTAGATTTTTCATAGCATCATAGCTAAAATTCTTTTTTAATCTACTACTTTGTGTTTTACTCTTTTTCAACCATTGTTTATAATTTTTCTTAACATCAACTAAAAAATGTCCTAAATGTTGATGGTCAACATCAAACCATTGTGAACCTTCAATTAACATATCTTTTTGTTGGGAAGATGGGTGGATTGGATTTACTTTTCCTCCCATTAAAGCCGTTAGTTTGGGATTTAAAAAATCTACTTGTCCTGACCATCCTGATGCTATAATTGGCTTTCCAGTTAATGCAAATTCTAATAAAGGTCTACCAAATCCTTCTCCCTTAGTAGCTGATACCATGGATTTGATTTTAGGATGATTGTACAATTCATTCATTTCATCATCTGAAAAGTCTCCATGAATTAAATATACATTAGGAAGTTTGTTTGATGGTACAGATTTTCTTATAGAATTAATTCTTTTCATTACCTCTCTTTTATCCATCTTTGATCCTCTCCCACAACTAGCTTTTAAAATTAATGCAGGGGCATTAGATTTATTTTTAAACACTTCATAAAAAGCTTTAATTAACAATCCAACATTTTTTCTATCATGTCCTATTTCTCCTTGTAACCAGTGACCTACAAACAAATAAGCAAATTTTTCAGGGATTGTATTTATATGATTAAATAGTTCTTTATTAGTAAATTCTTTAATTCCTTTATAAACATCTAAATTAGCACCTTCAAATAATACTTTAACAGGTGTTGATAATTTTAAAATTTGTTTTTCTCCCGTTTGTTGGTGTTGTACTTCATATGATGATGTTTCAAAAACATGTTTTGAATGTTTTGATGAAGTTAAAACTAAATCCATTCTATTACATCCCTCAATCCATTGGGGGGCACAAGCTGTTGTTTCAATCCCAGCTGTAAGTCCAATATTATACACCCCAACCTGTTGGAATTCATTAGGTACCGTAATTTGACACCAAATGTCTGGTTTAGATGTTAGATTAGGGATAATATGATTTTTCATAAAACCCCACTCAGGAAAATCATCTAAAAATCCTTTTCTTGTATTCCCCCATCTTTGAGATAAAATTTTTACTTCATATTTATCTGATTCAATTAATGATTTAATAAAATCTCTTGATCTAGCACCATAGCCTGAGTAAGTATCTACGGGTGCGCTTATAACAAATGTATTTTTCATTTAATATTCTAATTTATGGTTTAAAACTCTAGGTTTAAAATCTGTATCTTTGGAAAATGTGAATTTTTTTCTAGGTTTCCAAGTTGAGAATAACTCATCTACCCCATCAATAAATTTCTTACCCATTTTTTCTGCTGTAAATCCTGCTTCATCTCCTATAGCCCATTTTCTACCAGCATTACCTATTTTTTGTCTTTTTTCTTTAGACATTTTATATAATTCAATAATCTTATCTCTTGCATCTCTAAAATCACATCTACTATCCCAAATATAAGGTGTAACTGGTGAACCTACTAACCCCATAGCTTTAGGGAAAACCGGTAGTACCCATTCACCATGTTCTTTATAAGTACCAAATTGATTTGAAGGTATTTCTTTTGAATTTGTATACCAATCTCCTTTTTCATTTACAAATCTCATTTGATCTTGCATACCACCTGTTACATTGGCAATAAATGGAGTACCTGTTAATAAAGATTCAGTTAAGGCTAATCCCCACCCTTCAGCTGAAGATAGTAAAATCACACCATCCGCCATATTATAAAGATAGTTCATATGTTGGTGTGGGATTTTTTGACTTGAAATAACTACTGTTTCATCATCTTCTCCTAACAAGTATTCTACTACAGATGGTAAATCTGTACCATGATCACTTACAGGGTCTGTATGGAGTGTAAACTGAACTCTTGACTTTTCTTCATCACTAAGCGTATCAATAAATAATTTCCACGCTGCTAAAGCATCTGGGATAGATTTACGTCTAATATTTCTAGAATTGAAAAATAAAATAAAATCTTTATCTTGACCTCTAGTTATATGTGTTTTGAACTTTTCGTACTCATCATCCTTTTCTGTAATTGGGAAAAATTTCTTAGTATCTAAACCATGAGGGACATATTTAATAACTTTATCATTTGCTTTATCATCTAAAACAATTTTATTAATAATAACTGTTTGTTTTGAAATACCAAATAAAGCATCACACGAATCGTAAAATTCTTCATTATATTGAGGTGCTGGTAAATCATCCCAAATATTTAAATATATAATTGGTGTATTTACACGAATTTCTTCCTCCATATTAAATAACCATTGAAAATATCTAGGATCCGTAATTAAGAAAATGGCATCTGGTTTTTCAATTTTAAGAATTTCTCTTAAAACATTTTCATCACCATACCCATCAACTGGGTATAATTTACAATAAGCGTCATCAATCCCTGCTTCCTTATTAATATCAGAACTTATATCTGAAATTTTCCCCTTATCTGGGTGTTTGATTGAACCTGCTATTTGACACCAATCATAATGATGAGCTGTGTTTAATACAAGTTCTCGTCCTATCTGAGCAACTCCTGAATGAACTCTAATGTCATCCGTAAGCAATAGAATTTTTTTTCTATCACCAGATTTAATATAACCTTCTTTCATTTTTTTTTAGTCTTTAATTTCTAAGTTTGTTTGGTTGTTAATTTGTTTTCTAAAATTTTCATCTGTAAGATACAAATAAATTGAACGATCAGCAAGTTTTTGGAAAGAAAACTTACGTTTTACACATTCAATTTTAAAATTTTCAAACAAATCACTTTTTACTTTTACACTTGTTAGTGTCATATCTTTTGCATTTGCCATAATTTATTTATTTTATATTAATATATTTATACATACGTATAATTTTTAAAATGTTGCTGAACATAAATGGGTTTTGTGGAAAGGGCACCAATTACAATTATTATTAGGGTTGTCAGGGGTTGGAAGATGATTAACTTCAGCATATCCCTTTTGATCAAATGCTTTAGTAATAAATTCATCTAAAGCCTTTGTAGCCCTATTCATTTTTACTTTACCTGAAGCTGGTATGAATTGTTGTATTCTAGGAATTACATAATCCTCGCTTTCATAAAGTCTACGTTTGACTATAAAAAACTCAATATCTATATTTTCTAAAGGTACATTGAATGTTTCACTAAAGAATTTTTTATATAGAATTAATTGAAATTGTTTGTCTTCATCTTTTTTTGCCTTCGCATTCCATCCAGATGTTGATGTTTTTATATCAAGTATATGGAATTTATTGGTTGGTTCATGGTATAACACGACATCCAAAAAACCTTGGTATAATACGTTGTTATAACGTTTATTAGGCGATACCATAATTGGTACCTCACAACCTGCAAGATACCAACCACGTTTACTAAAATATTTACCTCTATTTTTCTTTAAATAATTAATAATAGTAACTCCATCGTCATAAAATTCTCTCAACTGTTCAGGGGTACTGAAGTGTGTTTCTCCATTTTTTTTATACTGTTTAGCATATTCTTCCCTTAAACATTCTTCAAACATATTTACAATATCTTCTCTATCAGCAGCTGCTGCACTTTTATCATACATTACTGTCAAATAATGTTGAACTGCTTCATGTAAAGCAGTACCAAATATTGTATGAATTGTTGGTGTGTACTGTTTATGGCCTTCTTTATATTGAAGTGACCATTTTTTAGGACATTGCCTAAACATAGAAAGTTGAGAAAAAGAAACATTTTTCTGATACCCGTAATTTAAGGGTTCAGGTTTATAATTTCTAATCTGTTTTACTATTGATGGAATTTTTTTAGCCATTATTTTTTCCACTTGTTACGTCCTACTAGCAAACCAATTATTCCATAATTAGCTACATCAATGAACGTATCTTCCATTCCTTCCCCCTTAACAAAATTTTTACCATTAAGTAAAAGATTCTTTAATCTAGAGATTTTGTCTGTAAGTCTAATTGCTAAGCCTGTTAGGGAGAATTTTTTATCATCTTCATTATTCAAAATATCACCACCTAAAGCAATGTTGTTTAGACCATAATCCATATGTTTAGCAGCAAACATTTCATACATTTCTTCAGTAATTCTTTTAAATTCTTCAGATAATTCTGGGTATTCGGTTTCAAATAATTCTACGGTTGGGGATGTTTTTACAGCCTCAACTGTTTCTTTTCTTAATTCGTATTCTTTAATTGCGTTACTCATTAAATTACTTTTTTATTGTTAAAATATAATTTTAAAGTATTAATTCTATCATCAGCATCTACTAACATAGTAAGAGCTTCTTCAGCATTTTTATAAAAATCTTCAGTTGAATGATCTCCAATACCTACAGCTTTACTACCTAATAAATTTAATGATAACATGGCTTTTGATTTATCAGCTTCAGCTGATTTCATAAGCATATCATATAATTCTGGACTCATGTTTTAAATAATTTGGTTATTTCTTTTTTTTCTTTACCTAATGAAGTTAGAATATTTTTTACTTCATTTTTACCTATGATGTCAATATAATGATCTGCTTCATGGGATCCAACTTCAAAATAATTAGCTATTAATTCAACTAATTCTTTGTTTTTAGATTTTGTTTTAGATTTAATATATTTGTTCCATACTTTTTCCTTAGGAATCATATTACAATAAAAATTATAAATTCCTATTTTATCTGTGGGGTGCATTCTTTGAGCAATATTAGAAATTTCTATATTACTTTGCCCCATAGATATAAATCTATGAACCATATAAGAATTCCAACTCTCCCAATCTTTTTCATTAAATTGAGAGGCTGGAGTCTTCTTAACTGTTATTTCATCTAACCAATCCCAGAGTTTCATTAGGCAATAGTATAATCTTTATATTCTTCTCTTAAATCTGGAGGTAAAGTATCTACAAGAATTTTACCTGTTTTAGGGTCAAAAAACACAGGAATAGGCATTACAGCATCTTCATCCGCTCCTACTACAAATTTAGAAACTTTACGAAGTACTACTCCTTGTTGGAAAACAACCCCACCATCAGGGGTTTCGACTGATGTAGTATTTTTTAAATCTACATTCAATTGCATTTGTTGTTGTTGTGACATTTTTACTTGTTTTTATTATTATTACTTTGTTTATAATCTATTAAAAATCCTATCGCTACTAAAATATTTAAGCCTACACTAGCGATTATTTCATGTAGGTCTTGATATGTATTTAAAGATAAATGAACATGCCCAATCATCCAAAAGGGAATAGCCATTTGTTGGCTATACCAAATAAGGGAAAATTCAATAAATCTTCTCATTATAAATTAATTAATTGGTTAATTAAGGCCATACAATTTATTTCTTTATCAATCCTAAAATTAGATTGGTATGAATATTCATTAATATGGTATGCTACCATTCCTTCTTTACCAGGAGCATATTTATCAGCATTATCATAAAGATAACGATATAATTCTTCAAAATCTTGAATATTAGCATCTGCAATAATTTGTCTAATTGTTTTCCAAGATTTTTTACCTGCTAATTCTTTAAGCACTTGAGTCATATAATTAGATGATACAAGTACTGATTTATCAATTACTACTTCACTATCTTGAATTGATAGTTGGATAGTATTAAGCATTTTACGAATATCAGGGTAGTATTGATTTACAATAATTTTTAAATCATCAGCACTACAATCAACTTCTTCACTTTTAAACACATCCATAAGATGATAAGCAATATCTTGTTTTGATGGAGGAATAACTTTAAGTGTTTGACATCTAGATTGTAATGGATCAATAATACGCTCTATGTAATTACAAGTTAAAATAAACCTTGTCGTACGCGAAAACGTTTCAATGACATTACGGAGAGAAGCCTGCGCTTGAATAGTAAGAAAATCAGCTTCATCCAAAATGACCACTTTAAGTGGTTTAAAGCTAGCTGACGAAGCAAATCCTGATACTTTATCTCTAATCGTTTCAATACCACGCTCATCTGAGGCATTAATATAAAGATGCTCACAATCAAGATTTTTAACAATGAGTTTAGCAAGAGTTGTTTTTCCCGTTCCTGCAGGTCCATAAAATATTAGATTTTGGATATCATTTTGTCCAATGTATTGTGAAATACTTTTTTTAATATGTTCGTTTCCTACATAATTTTCTAAATTAATAGGACGATATTTTTCTACTAAAAGACTATGATTTTTATTCATACGTGAATATAATAACTTTTATTTAAATAACCAAGTTTAAACACCTTGTCTAAATTCTCCATACATACTATATACTTTTGGTGCTTCTTTTTTAACTTCTACTTCTGAGGATTGAATAGCATATAATTTACTATTCATAGGATCTAATCTAAAAGCTCCATTAAAGTTTGATTGGTGGAAAAATGCTTCTAAGGCATCAGTTAAAGTATTAAAAACTTCTTTAGTTGGATCACCAACTAGAGACCACCTGTCTCCAGGAGGTACTCTAGTAGCAATCAATTCATTATGTTCTACAACCTTTTTTTCCATTACATCATTTGCATAGAATTTGGTTGAGGATCATTCTGTTCAGGATGATCAACAACAACACATTCAGTTAATAATATTGTTCCCGCAACTGAGGCTGCATTCGCAAGTGCTGTACAAGTTACTTTAGTTGGATCGATGATTCCATCTTCTCTCATATCAACTACTTCATCTTTTTTAAGGTTATATCCTGCCCAATAATCATTACCTGATTCACATAATTTGTTTGCTAACATTTCTGCTTGAGTATTATCATAACCAGCATTTGAAAGAATTTGAACAAATGGTTTTCTACATGCCTTTTTTACAATTTGATATCCTAATGAATTAGCATCTAAACCATTAGAACTATACAATAAAGCAGCTCCACCACCAGGTACAATACCTTTATCTAATGCTGCTTTTGTTGCATGTAACGCATCATCTACTCTATCTTTCTTTTCTCCAATTTCAGTTTCAGTTAATCCACCTACATGAATAATAGAAACACCACCAATCATTTTTGCTAAACGATTTTGTAAATGTTCAACAATATACGGAGTATCTTCTTTATCAATTTGAGATTGAAGATCATTTACTCTATTATTAATAGCATCTTCTTCACCTTTACCATCTACAATTGTAGTTTGTTCTTTAGTAACAGTAACTGTTCGAGCTTGACCAAACCAATCATAAGAAAACTTATCAAGTTTCATTCCCTTATCTTTATCAAATACGGTTCCACCTGTTAAAGTAGCAATATCTTCAAGTAATAATTTTTTTCTATCCCCAAAATCAGGAGCTTTTACAGCAGCAACTTTAAGAATACCTCTTGCTTTATTAACAATAAGTGTTGCTAAAGCTTCGCCATCAATATCATCGGCAATAATAAGTAATGATTTATTAGCATTTGAAACTCCTTCTAAAATCGGAAGTAATTCTTTAACTTGTGTAAATTTATGATCTGCAATTAATACATAAGGATCTTCTAATGTACAACTCATATCTGAATTATTAGTAACAAAGAAATGTGACTTATAACCTCTATCAAATTGCATACCTTCTACTGTTTCAAGATAAGTTTCACCTGATTTGCTTTCTTCAATATGAACAACACCTTCTCTACCTACCTTTTCAATAGCTGTAGCGATTAATTTACCTACTTCAATATCATTATTAGCTGATATAGTTGCAATTTGTTGTAATTGTTCTTCAGAAGAAATCTCTTGAGAAATTGATGATTCAATTACATCAATAACTTCTTTAACAGCACCTTCAATTTGTCTTTTGATTTCAACTGCATTTTCTCCGTTATTCAAATGTTTAAGACCTTCTCTAATTAATTCACGAGCCAACAATGTAGATGTGGTTGTACCATCACCTGCTTTATCTGCTGTTTTAAGTGCAGCTTGTTTTACCATTTGAGCACCTAAATTTTTAACTAAACCATTTACAGTAATATTTTTAGCTACTGTAACTCCATCTTTAGTATGAGTTGGTTTTTGCATATTATCATAACCTGATTGGTCAATTAATACATTTCTACCATTAGGTCCTAATGTGCAAACTACAGCATCAGCTAATGTATTAATTCCTTCCATTAGTTCAGCCCTAGCTTCAGGACCAAAATGAACTTCTTTTTTAAAATCTATTGGCATTTCTTTTTATTTATTTATTTATTAATTTTTGCTAAAATTTGATTCTCTGGACCTACCCAATATTCTTCTCCTTCATATGGAAGTTTTGTAAATCCTTGGGTTGGTAATACTACTATATCACCTACTTTACTAATAGTTTCAATAAATGAACCCATAAGTGTATTTTGTCCTGGGCCAACTGCTATAATTTCACCCATTTGGTTTTTGTCATTACCCATATCTGGTACAATAATATTACCATGTTGGGTTTCTTCTGCTTCTATTGGTTTTACAATAACAGCATTAAATAGTGCTTCTAATTTCATAATCCTTTGTAATTTTGTAATTTTTTTAATTCAACTAATAATTCATCCCATCTTTCAACATACTCTTTGATACTAACATAATGTTCTTTCTCATTATTTAGTTTTTCTTTAGCTACCCTTTGCAGTGCAGCACCAAATGAAGAATAATGTCCTTGGGGTTTTTCATATTTCTTACCTTCACTACCTTCTGCTAAATATTTCTCTTGAGGAGTAACAACTTCATATACTGTATAACAGTATGAATCTTTTCCTATAAAATAGGGTTCTAATAGGGGATCTGTAATTCTTGCCATATAACTTATTTATTTTTATTTATAACGTAAATATACGAAAACATATAATGTAAACCAACCTAAGGGCGCTTTTAGGTTACTTAATTTTAATTGTTTTCGGTTTTGATTCTTCAGCTAGAGGGATTAAAATGTCTAGCAATCCATTTTCTAAAATAGCATCTGTTTTTGATAAATCAAATTTAGGAGCTATCTTATATCTTAAATCAAAAGACTTTTTTGATAATCCATTATAGATAGTACCTTCATGGAATTTTTCTTCCTCTGGCTTTTTATAACTAATTTTTAAAATATCTCCTTCAATGTCAAGTTCAACATCTTTTTTAGTTAGCCCAGTACAGGCAACTTCAAAATGAAGTCCTTCATCATCATAAAAAATATTAAGGGGGTGGGGTTGTTTAGTGTCTAATGCAGGTTGAAATGTGCTGTCAGACTTAAAGTGATTCCTAAAAAGGATGTCGAAAGGACTTATATGCCTCTCTAATAATTGTAATGTACTCATATCATTTAGTTTTGTGCTGTCTTTCGATCAGCGGTTAATAAAATATAAAACGTGCGCCCTTGGGTCGATTTACTATACATATATTAAGATTAAGGAGTTAATAAATAATTTTTATATGCTTCTTTTATTTGGATTTTATAATTTAAATTATTAACTAAATAATCAATAGTTTCTCCTGTAAAATCTTCTATCCATATTATTGGTTTTGATTGGATTATAGTTTTAATAGCTCCTTCTATAGCAGATAACTCATGACCTTCAATATCTATCTTAATAAATGAAATATTTTTAATATTTAAAGAATCTAAAGCCATTACAGGACATTTTTCTCCTTTAATTGATAGAGATGCTCCTCCTTTATTTGTATTATTATCACTAGAGATATGAACTATACCTTCATTACTCCCTAAAGCTAATTTAAGGGGGTGTATTTTAGGATAAAATCTAGTATTATATGATAATAATTCGTAGTTTGAAAGGAATGGTTCAAATGAAAAAACTTCAATATCATTGTAATAAGAAGAAAACATTATAGAATGATTACCAATATTAGCTCCAATATCTAAAAATATACCCTTTTTAGGAATAAAATTTTTAAAACTATTAAAAATATCAATCTCATAAAAATCATTTGTTTTTTCTATTATAGAAGAAATAAGATCATTTTCGTGAATCTTGAATTTTTGACCTTTAAAATTAATTTTTTTATACATTTTATTATTTTAAAATTCTGCCTCTGCTTTTCTTACCATAAAATATTTTGATCTAGTATTATCTAAATTAAAATCTAATCTCATTAATCCCATACTACTTAATAATAATTTACCACCTCCCATATCTTTATTTGCTTGGAGGATTGTTTTAAAAGTATCAGAGTTAAAAGGTAGTTTTATGTCTGTTTCTTTAATATCCCCTGATATTTGGTATGTAATTTTATTATTATGTCCTGACTCATCTCCAAATACAAACTCAACTACATCTTCTCCATCTAAATTTGTTGTTGTTGTTACTAACATATTATCAATTTGTGCTAATGCACTTTTTGCTTTAATAATATTATCAACATCTTCTTGTGTTAAATTTAATTCAACAACCCACTCGGCTTCATTTACTTCTCCTACTTTATTAATTAGTAAAGGATCAGATAAAGCATAATTTAAATTAAAATTTAAGTCTGATATTTTGAGTTTAGTATAAATTGCATTATTTTTTTCTAGTTCTAGGAGTAAATCCCCGTTACATATACTAACTAAACTGTTTAATTTTTTAGTATCATAAATTGCTAACTTACTATCTTCTAATTGAAAATCAGTACAAGTTACATTCCCAATAACATCCTTTGTAGGGGTCATGAAATCAATACTTAGGGTATTGTTTTCAATTATCCATTTTACTGATTCATTGGTTCCAAGATAATACTTGTTAATAATACTTTGTATTGTTGATTTATTTATCATTTATTTAAAATTTAAAAAACATTTCTTTATAAGGGTTTAAGTTTAAAGTCCACCCTAAATCATTATAAAATCCTTCTAATTTATTTAACAAAATCGATTCAAATATTTTTTTTCTATCTGCATTTTGCTCAATGAATGTACGAATTTTTTCTGGTAAATCCCACTCTAAAAATGCTATTGCATCAATTTGGTATGGGTTTGGTTTTAGATAAATCCATTTAATTTTATCACCTTGGGTTATTTGACTGTGTGTTTTATTTAAACCCCAAAAGTTTAATAAATCATTGTATCTAATAACGGCTCTTACAGCTGCGGGGGCTCCTTTAGCTACTACAGTAAACATTTCACCTGCTCTTGCTTTCCTTTCAGTATATTTATTTAATGTTTTTACTGATGTTGGATTACCTAATTCTGTAAGAGGAATACTACCATCTAATATTTGGGTTTTAAACTCTTTTAATCGTTTATCTATTTCGTTTTGTTCAGTTCCTTTTAATACATCAACTAAAGTCTTATGGAAGAATTTACCTAATACAGGTGGGAAATTTGCTTTTTTAAATTCAAGGCCTTTAACATCAAGTGATTCTTTTACAATACCTTCTTGTTTTGTAATCCATTGGGCATATCTTCTTGTAGCTCTAAAATATGCTGAACGAATAACACATTCAGTTTTCATTTCTAATCTATGTTTACCTTTAGCATTAAAACAATCTGTAGCTAAAATATCATAAGAATCAGTAATAATATCTTGATACTTAAGAGCAACTTCTTCTAATTTATCATCTTTATCTTCACTTGACATTTCATCAAAATCAGAATATAAATGTCTAAGTAAAGGTTCTGCATGAATATAAATTGAATCCGTATCAGAATATGCTACATAATTTGTGTCTTCAGGATCACATATCCACCAAGGAGTATCTTCTAAATGTTTCATAATTCTATTTCATTTTTCATTACACGATTCATATGTCTATTTGCGGCTAATGCAGATTCTTGTATAATACGTTGTCCACTAAGTGTTATAGCTTCAGACAGTATAACATTCCCATAACGAAATGATCCAAGAGCAGTGGCACCATATAACGAATTAAGTAAAATTTTCATTGTATACTGTTTCATATGGAATGCTGCACCTAATTCTTTATTCCCAGATTTATATGCTTTTTTCATTTCATTTTTGTATAAAACTCTTTCATCAAACCATTTTTTAAGTATAGTAGATAATACTGATTCACGATTTGTATTAAATAATACTCCATTTGCTGATACTGAAAGGTCATTTTGTTCTATCATAGCTACTAATCTACCAGCATTAACTTTAGTTCTACTTCGTTTAGCATTTTCAACAATTAATTCTTCCTCAGGATCTCTACATTTTAAATCATTTAATCCTAAACGGTTATTCCTATCATCAGCATCTATAATTCTCCCAACCATTGTTTCTTTACCAATGTTAATAGTCATAATAATTGAAGGGTATAGTGAAGTTAAATCCTCATCAAATACATAATTGTAAATACCAGCTTTAGGACAAAATAAATAACCACCAGCATAATTCTTTTTAGATAAAGGATTACGATCTTTAGCAGGGGGAATTATTTTTTTACTCAATAAATAAGCTGAGATAGCTCCGTCTTGTGTTTTAGTATTTGCATATACTTCACTATAATTATGTTTACCTTTATGAGCCAAGTTTTTAACTAACGATAAATACTCTAATTTCTCATCTAATACTTTTAGAATTTCAACATCCCTAAAGTTATACTGGATGAATTTCAGTGGATCTTCTTCGAATAATTTATCTAAATTTCCATCATATTCGATTTTATTAATACCAGCATATTTTTCCCCAATAGCATCTAATTTAAATGATGGTTCATCTTTCCAACTGAATTTTTTATGTAATCTCATATAATCTAAAGACTCAACCCCTGCAATTTGCACATATTGATCTTTAAACCAAGGTGTTTCTCTAACATAACCAATTGGGGATAAATAACGAGCAACATCATCACCCAATACATTACACATTCTATAATAAAGATATGGGATATCAAAATAATCGCTATTCCACCCTACTACAATATCAGGATCTATTTCTCTGAATCGTTCTAGAAATTTAAGTAATAATTCTTCTTCAGTTGCACACGGAATAATTTCTTTTGTTTTTGCTTTAGTTCTTTTTAGGTTTGATTTTGGATCTAAAATTAAAATAGCCCACTCATCTACCTGTTTATCATACCAAGCAATTGATGTTACTTTTTTAGGTGCTGATTTAATATAATCTTCAGTTAGAGCATCACCCATTTCGGTTTCAATATCAAAAAATAATTCTCTGTGAGTTTGAGAGGGTTCATCATTTATACCATATTTTTCAACTAAAAATTTCTGGTATGGAGTCATATCATGAAAGTGAAGTTTTGAGTTATCTGACTTCCAATTAGCTACTTTTTTTAAAGATTCTCCATTTAGACCAGTATGTGTAGATTGAGATTCATCACATTCAATATAAGCTTGATTAGTCCATTCAACTTTACTATAACCTGTGTCCTCCCAAAGGTGAATTAAGAATTGGTTTCCCTTTTTTCTTTGTGCGAAACATTTTTTGTACATTTATAACCTGTTTTGATGTGAATATAAT